CGACGAACGCCGGATTAATTGATAACTCAAATCGGACATACCCGCGTATGTGAGGAGATCCTCGGAGCCCTTCTTGAGATCGACCCTGGCCGACGTGACGGCGGTCTTCTGGGTGACCTGCTGGCCGACGAGGGTGAGGAGGTTGCCGTCGTAGTAGGGCCAATTGATCTCCATGCCCGACGGGCCGGGGGAGTCGACCCCGAACGCGTTGATCGTGGGGCGACCGTTGTCGATGATCCCGAAGATCTTCGTCGTCCACGCCGGTGGGATCACTCCGGGGTTGTTGGTCGTGATCTGGTCGGCGATCACACGGTGCAGGGTGTCGCGCACGGCGGTGTCGGAGTAGCCGGCGTCGACCGCTTCGGACAGTGACCGAAAGCGTGCCAGGGGATGACCGGAGTCGCCGCGCTCGGCGGCGATCAGATCGCGGCGCAGCATGTCGAGCTCGCGGGAAAGGATCTCGCCGGTGACGATCTCGCCGACGACCGGCGCGACGTCGGTCTCGGGCGCGTCCAGCGTCGGGGTATCGGTGATCGGCATAACGGTTACTCCTTCGGGTTGCTCGCGTACGGCGAGGATGGGGGCGTCATGGGCGGGCCGGAACGCGAACGCCAGGCCGTGCACAACTGATTTGGTTCGGGTGATGACTCCGGGCGCATTGCCGGATTGCCGGACGGGCTCGATCTCCATCGAGACGGCCCGGATCACGCCGGCGTCGACGAGGCCCATGACGTCGTTGCCGGCGGCGGTGCGGGCAATGGTCACGTCAACGGTGGGGCCGTCGTCTGTCTCGGTGTAGCTGGCCGGGTCGGCCCGGCCGACGAGCGCCCCGAGATGACGGTCGGCGACGTGCACGTCGGCGGCGAGCTCAAGCGAGCCCGGCGGGTACTGCTCGCGGTAGGTGGCGCCGTCGGGGTCGATCACCTGGCGCGGGTCGTTCCAGCGGCACAGGCGCACGGTCACGGTGCGGGCGTCGGTGTCGTGGCCCACGATCGGCTGTTCACGTAGCAGCATCAGAGACCTTCCACGTTGGCGGAGACAGGTTCGGGCGCGGCGGCCGGGGCGGCCGGTAGCCCCTCGAGGGCGCGGATCTCGGCGACCGAATGGATGCCCGCCGCGATCGACTGGGCGTAGGTCGCGATCCGACTGGCGAAGTCCATCCGCAGCAGCGCCGACGTGTCGAACGTGGCGACCTGCCCGCGTGGCAGCAGATCAGAAAATGCGGCCTCGATGCGCGCCAGGTACTGCGGCATCAGTGTGAGGGTGAGCCAGCGGCGGAGCTCGTCGAGCGTCGTCGCGTACGTCAGCGATGAGTGCGCTTCGACGTTCAGCAGCGACGGCGGGATCAGCATCACACGCGCCGCGACGGCGTCGAGATAGTTGACCTCGTCGAGCAGCAGGGCGTCGGCCGCCGAGACCGGGTTGTACTGCTCGAGCTCGACGCCACCGGACAGGAACGCCGGGCGCCTCTTCGCCCGGGCCTCCTCCCACTGGGTCATGAACGCGTCAGCCTGGGGGCCGGTCTGGCGTTGCGGATGCTTCAACGCGTACGGGGGCGCCGGCGATCCGTAGTACTGGGCCTGATATTCGTAGACGGCGACGAGCTGCTCCAGGGCGTCGAGCACGTCTTGCAACGGTGACGTGCCGGGCGGGCCGGGGTCGGAACGGAACGGGATATAACGCACCGTGTGCAGATCCGTCTTGACGCCATCGATCCAGACGTCGGTGACCTCGTCGTTGGTGTTCGACAACTGCCAGGCGACGCGGGGCCGGTCGATCACCCGGATCGCGAGCGGCCAGCCGTCCGCGCCGGTGTTGTAGATCCGAAACCAGCACGCCCCATGGCGGGTCAACTGGTTGACGATCTTCTCGATCGTCACCCGATAGGGCTCGCGCGGATCGGGTCGCATCAGCACCGACGGCGTCGGACGGATGCGGGCCGTGCCGGCGGTGGCGACCATCGGCATTGTCGCCACGACGTCGGCGGTCAGGGTTCGCCCGGCGACAACTGTCGGCAATGACCACACGTCGATAGTTCGCAGACGGTCGGCGACGTAGGCGGCCATTTGATCTTCGACCGGGGTCGACGTCGGCTCATTGTTGCCGAGACGCGACCAGAAGCCCACGGCGACGATCGTGCGGTAACGGAAAGCCCCAGGCAATTCTGCTGGGCAGTTACCCCACCGCCTCCCGTTTCGCGCAGCCACGGGCGAAATACGGGCTATGCGACCCCCGCTGCAGCTGCGTACAGGGCCGGGATCACGTACCGGGCGAACGTGACGGCCTCTAGAGGGGCGACGTCGGCGCCGGCCTCACGCCGACCGAACAGCCAGGCGCCGTCGCCGATCATCCGCCGGCGGGCTCCGACGACCGCGGCGTCGAGCGCGGGGTGTGGCCGGTGGCGGATCTGGCCGGTCCTCACGGCTTCGACGAGCGCGGCGCTGGCGGCGGTGCAGTCGCGCAGCGGTAGTTCGGTGAGGTGCACGCCGGCGATCCGCAGTGGACGCACCAGGACACCGGCCGGGCCGCCCGGGTCGAGCGCGACGGTCGCCAGGTTCCAGCGGTCGACGAGCTCGATCAGCCGGGCGGCGGCCCAACCGTGGCCGGGGCGGTGCTCGACGAGCTCGACGACCGGTACGTCGTCGACGACGCCGGCGATCACGATCGCTGTCGATTCCTGATCGGGTGAGCAGGCGACCCCGGCGACGAGCTCGCCGGTCCGCGGCCAGTCGGCGACCGTGAGGCGCGCCCAGATCTCGACGTCGAGTGGTGCCGCGCCCCCGCCGGTCCGGTCGGTGATGTTCAAGTAGACGCGGCGGAACTGTTCGGGGTTGCGGTCGTGCTCGTCCTGGAGCCAGTCGAGCGTGATCGTGTGGCCGGCCGCCGGATGCGAATCGATCCAGACGGCCGGGTCGTCCAGGTCGAGCCCGGGGGCGTCGGCCGACCACTCGAGGAAACAGACGCCCCGGCCGATGTCGGCGGCGGCGGCCTCGCGGCCCATGTCGAGCAGGTCGGCCCACCACGTCGAATCGATGTCGCCGGCCGCTGACAGGATCCAGGTCTGCGCGCCGGGGCGGGTTGCCATCAGTGGGCGGGCGGCGACCTCGAGCTCACTGCCACGCGACCGCGAGAACGACCACGCCTCGTCGTACATGATCAGATCCCCGGCCTGGCCGTGCAGCGCGGCCGGGGTTGGGGCGAAGATCCGCACGGCTGAGCCGAGCCGGGGGATCAGTGCCGCCTCGGAGCCGTTGGCGAGACGCATCGGGACGTAAGGGGACAGTGCGGACGCGCCGACGAGGGGCGCCCATTCGTCGCGCAACGTCAGCGCGGCGTCGGCGCGGGACTGCGCGGTGTACCAGGCACGGCGGCGGCGCCCCGTCATAGCCCGCTCGAGCAGCACGGCGAGCGTCAGCAGCGTCTTACCGGCACGCCTGGGGGCGGCGACGATCACGGTGCTGTAGGCGTTGCGGCCGGCGAGCTGCTCGCCGGCGACGTCGACGACGTGGCGCTGCCAGCCCATCAGATCGGTGCCGAGCGAGCGCGCCAGGACCGCTGTCGCCCCTCCCGTCGTCTGACGGTCAGGACGGCGAGGGGTCGCGTACCGCGGCGGCGAGCTCATCGACGAGCCGGTCGAACGCGTCGCCGGCGGGGAGCACGTTGGGGCGCAGCGCCTCGAGCGCCTGGAGATGGACACGGGCGACGTGTCCGACGGTGTGCTCGGAGCGGCCGGGGTCCTGCTCGAGGCGATCCAGGGCGGCGGCGGTCGTGCGGGCGAGCACGGTGATCGCCGACTCCATCGGGCCGTATTGGTCGAGATCCCGAAGCATCTTGGCGACTCCGTCGACAGCGAGCTCGTTTCGGAGTCGTCTGCGGCGAATCGCCCCGAATCCCGGTAGGCGTTCGGGCACGTTGTAACGGTAACGGAAGGGGGGTCTAGGGGTCAGCCGGAGAGAGAGGACTTGGGCGGTATCCCGCGATCGCGCCTGCTGTCAAAAGGAAGGGTGGGGTCGCGGTACCGCAACGGCTCGCCGTTCGGCCGCAACGCGACACGCCACGACGTGCGCCACTCACGTTGGTACAGCGTGTTCGCTTTCGTGCACGCCCCACACATACAGCCCCGCTGGTACCGCTGG